AATGCTTTAACTGGCAATAATCAGTTAGCACTTGCTGCTTAATAAAAAGCAGTAACAATCTTAGAAAGCGATGAAGGTAGCGTTCAAAAGATTGATGTAAAATCCTTCGGCTGCTAGAATAGCCAACACGTTCTAGCCTGAGACTAGTTGGTACGACAAGACGAATGTTGTTTGTTCTTTAGTCTTGTTCAAAATTTATGAACAAAATAAACTTGTAGAAAATATAATTAGAAATATCGCAAGACGAGGCTTCAATGCCTCCGCCTCCATTATAATATGGGAAGAAAAATTTGTAGTTACTGTGGTAAGAGGAAAAACAAGGCTAGTTTCCCTAAACACAGTATGTACAAAGATAATCTTGATAGTAGATGCAGAAAATGTGTTAAAAAACATTCTAAAATAAGAAGTGGTTTACATAAAATAGCACCACCAAAACCAGAAGTTTGTGAGTGTTGTGGTAAAATACCTTATAAATGGGTATTAGATCATGACCATAGCAACGATAAATTTAGAGGATGGCTTTGCAGTAGATGTAATGAGGGACTCGGTAAATTGGGAGATAATTTACCAGGAATTGTGAACGCCATGAATTATTTTCTTTCAAGACCCAATCGTAAATAACCGATACTTGACAAAGAGAGTATCGTATGCTATACTAGCGAAACACACAGGAGACATTTGGAATGGTTCACGATTTTAATTATGTTTGGGGAATGGTTCGTGATCTTAGGGCTACTAGTAGCACTATAGATAAGCAAAATATTATTGAGGATTATTGCAACCATAATAGTGAAGCAGCAAATTTTGCTAAAAAAATATTGCTCTATACCTATCATCCTCTTTGGCAGTATAATGTGACTAGTGATAATCTAAAAAAGAAGAATTATCTTGTAGCCAGAAAGAATGAGTACAATAATTTCTTTGATTTGCTTGATACTCTAAAGAGTCGAAAGATTACTGGGCATGATGCTATTGCTGCTGTGAATAGTTTTATCGAACACCATTCTGAATATGAAGAACTCATTCATTGTATTGTTGATAAAGACTTGAAAACCCGTGCTAGTGAGAAGATCATCAACAAGGCTATTCCAGACCATATTCCAGAGTTTAGCGTTGCATTGGCAGATAAATATGATCCTAATATTGTAAACTGGAAAGATGGTTGGTATGTTAGTCGGAAGTTAGACGGCCTACGTCTTATTGCTATTGTTGATAATAACGGAGATGCTACTTTTTATTCCCGCACGGGAAAAGAGTTTGATACTCTGGATATTGTTCGCGGCGGCATTAAGAGTCTTGGCGTATCTAATGTAGTATTCGATGGTGAACTTTGTCTTGTGGACGATGAAGGTAATGAAGATTTTCAAGGAATAATGAAACAAATTAAAAAGAAGGATCATACTATTCCTAATCCTTCATATAAAATCTTCGATATGATCTCTCATGATGAATTTTATAGCAAGAAGGGAAATAAGAATAAAACTTATATCCATCGTTACAATAATCTACGAGAAGTTATGAAGAATAACTCTTGTGTTTGTCTTAGTGTGCTCCATCAAGAAAAGATTAAAGATGACGATCATTTTGCTGAGTGGACTAAAAAATCTCAAGATTATTCTTGGGAGGGTTTGATTCTTAGGGCAGACGAACCTTATAAGGGTAAGCGTAGTAAAGATTTGCTAAAGTATAAAAGTTTCTTTGATGATGAATATACAGTAGTCGATACAGAAATGGGGCCATTTCGTTATGTTAAAGATGGTGCAGAGTGTGAGGAAACTATGTTGAGTTGTGTTATGATTAAACATAAGGGGTATACTGTGCGAGTTGGCTCTGGTTTTAGTATTGAACAACGTCAAGAATTTTATAAGAACCCGAAAAAGATTCTTGGAAATATAATCACAGTACAATTCTTTTCTGAGAGTAAAAACCAAAATGGAGAAATTTCACTAAGATTTCCGACATTTAAGTATCTGTACGGAGATAAACGAGATATTTGATAAATTAATACGGTGTATTTCTAGAATAGACTAATATTCTGGAAATACTATGTATAAAACTATTATCAGATCTATTTTTTATCAATGGCTAGTTCTATTTATTGGTATATCTATTGGCTTTATAACTAATGCTGAATGGTTAGGATATAAAAGCGTTTTAATAGAAAGATCAATCAATAACATATTTTTCCCGAAAGTTTTCACGCCAGAACTAGAAAAACTTATCAAACAAAAGGGATCTGCCAAAATATATGAAGAAATAGGTTCTCCCAAAGAATTTGAAATATTAGGAGATGTAGTATACTATAATGATGAGTTTTATTGGTGCAAATATAAGTATCGTGACTCAAATAATAAACTAAAATTTGGTGAGTCAACCACTAGAGTAAAATGGAAAACATGGGAATATGATTATGGATCAGATAAAGATTTGATAGAGACTGAAGCACAAGCATTAGAGTCTATAAAAAAATTAGATGCTTGGCATCTCAAAATTAGAGAAGCAATTAAACAAGCAGATAAAAAAGAGAAAGAATTATTACAACAAGAGTCGCTTCAATAAGACATTCTCTAGTAGGAACTCAAGAATAACGCTTGACAAGCCGATAGTGTTAGTGTACAATCGCAGCATACCCACTGGAGACAACAGGACTTATGACAGACAATCAAACAATCAAAACACCAGTTGTTATGAATACAACTAAGGCTGATGAGTTTTTTAAGAACTTTCCCAAAGATAAGGTAGTAGCATATAAAGATTATTGGGAAAGTATCAAGCCACAAAATAATGAAGATATCTTTAGAAGGTATTTGTTCAGTTTTATGAGTGTTCATACCACATGGAAAGGCAATGTAAGTGGATATAAAGCTATTAAAGATTTTAATCAATGGATAGATAATAAAGATATTCTTTTGGAAAAACTTAAAAATAGTGGAGTTGGCCTACATAATAATCGTACAGAATATATATGGGATTTTAAGAGCAAGTTTTGGGCAAATCCTAAAGATTATATTATTACGACAAAGAAATATCATGTAAAGAAACGAGATAGTATTATTACTAAAATCAGAGGACTAGGCGCTGCTAAAATCTCATTTAGTCTTGAGCAAATAAATCCTAATGAATGTAGGGTTTTCTGCGGAGATACTCATATGCTTGAATTGTACGGTATGAAGAAATTGACCTATCAGAGTAAAGCGGGGTTGTCTTTATATAAAAAAATGGAACGTCACTGGTCTATACAGTGTGGTAAAATTGGTGTGCCTTGTTATATCGCACGATGTATTTATTGGGATGCTAAACAGAATAAGAATGACTCTCGTTATTGGAGTTATATATACGAAAACAATCTTGAATCTGATACTGCTGATACTACTTTAAGCTAAAGGAGTAATATGAGTCAGAACGGTAAAGGATCAAAACCCAGACCTAAAACTGTAGATCAAAAAACCTGGGCAAACAATTACGACAGGATATTTAAACATGGGAAGCAACACAGATCTAAAAACAAATAAAACTCTGTTTATACCCTGCGATTGTCGCAGTGAAATATTAATGATCAAATATGATCATGAATATAAAATGGCTGACTTTGCTATTTATCAAACTGATGCGGCATTTAGATCAAAAATGTCATTACGGCAGAGATTAAGATACTGTTGGCAGGTTTTGCTTCATAAGAAACCTTATGCTGATGAAATAATGTTGGATCATAAACAACTAAAAGATCTAAAAAATTTTATTAACAGTTTATATCTAGACTAACTCGGTGTATATTATAGTTAACCATTTACCCAAGGAGGTTACTATGGTAGTAAAAAGTATGAATAGTTATGTGGCTGATGAACTTGCTGTTAAAGTTAAGTATCTGCAAAAAGCATTAAGTCAAGCACAATATATCATCAACTCTTTGGAAAATGAGAATAATAGATTAAAAGATGTTCTTATAAGTCTAACATCAGAAGAAAATAAAGACTTAGTTCTTGATAGTGAGGCAATTTGTGTCTGATCCACCAGAATGTAAGAGTGGTAAACAGTTAATTTTTACTCAAATTAATGATAGTCAATTTCTTATAGAGGGCAATAGTAATAAAACAAAAATTGGTGGCGAGAGCGAATATGCTATCAGTTATATTGATTTTGATAATGGGCCTTTAGTTCATGTTGGTAATGATTTTTTAGGTAGAGGTAAAATTCTTGCTATAGATATCATTGACACTGATCAGCCGAACTATATTATAGTAAAAGTCTCTATCGAAAATAAGGAGTAATTATGATACATGAACTGGTTCCGTTTATAGGGTATTATCAAGCCATGCTATTGTTTGGGTTTAGTTCAGATACTATTAATAATATACTAAATAATACCACCATAAAAAATGTCTAATCTAACTAAAAGTAAAAATAAATCTTTGTTTGGTGTTTGTGGTGGTATAGCCAAATGGCTAAATTTAGATGTGTCTGTGGTAAGAATATTATTTGTAATTGGCGCTATATTTACTGGTAGTATCGTTTTTTGGTTATATCTGTTATTGGCATTAATATTGCCAAATGAAGAGTAAAATCTGCCTCATAGTGTATTTTACTCATGGATAGAGGTACACTATGTTTAAATTATTCTTGACTCTTGGTATTTTTTTATTCTCGCACTCTCTTTTTGCTTATGATAGCGAAGTGATAGAGTTTATTAGTGTTCCTAAATATAGATCTATAGATAGTGGTTGTGTTTATGCTGATGTATTAAATCATTCTAAACAAAAACCCCACGGAGATCAAGATGGACGATATACTAATGTTCATGAAACAGCTCATGGAATACATAATGAATTAAGAAATCACTATAGATCAATAATTAAAAGCCCAATCAATGTTCTTTATTGTTTGAATGGAAAAGCAGTAATTGTTGATGACCCAAATATAAAAATGAGACACGTATCTCCATATGTGCCAGAAGTATTAAGATCATCACGATTTAAGCTGTATTTAGTAAAACAGCTTGAATATTGGGATGATACTCCTACATATATTTTTGATGAATGGACTTGCTATATATTAGGAGCGGAATGTGCTGTGGATGATAGCAGAAGAGGAAGAACATTAGAAAAAACAAATGCTGTATCTGGAGCATTAGAATTTAGTATCTATTCTGTTGCTTTTGCTATGGCAGTTAAAGACCATGATCCTTTTTTTTGGAAAAATAATAGTCATTTTAAGGCTTTTATAAAATATAATCTTATTCGTTCAGAAAAAGTATTTAGTGCTGGTGCGGACATTCCAGAATTTCGTAATAAGGAACAGGATAGACTACAGCAGGCTCTTTTAAAAGATAAGGACGCGGAGGCAATCCGACAGTTTTTAAAAACTGAGTTCGATGGAATTTTTGTTGACTAGTTCTAAAAAATCGTGCGTGACCCAAAATTTTTTCAAGGTCGCCTATTGACAGTGCCGATACACTATCGTATAATACGAGAGTCAAAGCAAGAGATTGGTCGCGTGACCAACTTGGTTTGACAAGAATTGGAAATGATTTGGAGGTTGATTATGGCTGAAGTTATTACTACTGAGAAGCAGAAGCGTGTTCGTTGCAGTGATGAGCAGTTTCTTGAGGCT